GTCTTTTGAACCCCCGGCCTCCCCATAGAAAACGTATCGGCATCACACGATGTTTTATTACTATAACAAAAAACCACCCCGGAAGGTGGTTTTCTGTTTTAAAGCTAATGCTTAGTATGCAGCGGAAAGAATCGTCAATGCTTCTGGACGGATACCCCAGCCTGAAGTGCTACGCATTGTGTACAGTGTAGTAATACCACCGTCAGCAATTGGAGTAGGGATTTCAGTTGGAGCTGATACGTCTGTCAACATCAATGAAGTTGCTGTCATATTTGGTGTCAAAGTAGCAAATACGTTGGTGTTAATGTTGTTGTTTGCTTTAGGAATCTTTAATTCTGGAGCAATTAACAAAATAGCATCAGTACCGCCAGCGCCTTGACCGATCAAAGTGTCATCAGCAGCAAAAGATACATCATCGCCACCTGCCCACTGAGCAACTGTTTCTACCAAGCCAGCAGCAGTTTCAACACCAGCGCCGATACGTTGGAATTGTGTCAAGGACACTACGCCAGAGTAAGAGATTTGGCTAATAAAACGCTGAGGAGCAAGGAAAACCAAGCGCAATGGTTGACCGATTTGAAGTGTACGAACCTTCAAAGCGCCAATCATGTTCAACATATATTGAGCAAGCTGACCGCTATCCCAAGTGCTGTAACCAACATTACCATTGGTATCAGCGCCTAAGTTAGCTGTAGTAGCGCCATCAGTATTGAGCAAGCCTTCGCCGTTAGCTGGGTTGTAGCCGTAGAGGAGAGCGTTACGCAATTGTTGAGCGATACCTTGACGTGCAGCCAAACGCATAGCTTGTGGCAATGCGTAGCCCCATGCACCAGTAGCAGCTTCATCGAAGTTGTCATACTGAGCGCGTGTCTGAAGGCGATAAGTAGCTGTACTCATCATCGAAGGAATAACCGATGCGCTAGGCAATTGGTTAGCAGTCGATTGGTTAGCTGAAACCTGAGTTGTCAACTGAACTTTTTTAGCGTACACATACAAATCAGCTTCACCAAGGCGTGGCATTGGATTTTCTGTTGCAAGTGTTGTGAAAGCACCAGAAGCCAAGCTGTACTGCATAATCAGCTCAGGCATCATGAAATGCGGATTTACTGTTACAAATGAAGGTGCGAAGCCTGACATAGTAATTTTCCTTTATTAAATTTGCACTAAGGCAACGTAACCATCGGTAACCCAGTTAGCATTACCTGTCATCCCATTATAGGAAACGGTTTTGTTATTACTGGTGCTAAGTTTCAATACTTTAACAGGCAAAGCTGCTTGTCCTACTGAAGGAATAGAAGCTGTTAACCAGTTATTTGTGTAATCAAAATAAACGGTTGTGCTTACTAATTCGCCTTCTAAAGTTACTGAAGCTGGATCGAGTGCGAGTGGAATACGCGCGCCAGAGCCTAAACGATAGTAATTTACAGTCATGCCGGGGGAATACAAAGGAGCAGTAGACTGAGGAGTTGTGATACCAGCGAATGCTTGGTTAAATACGCAAATAGCTTGTGGTACTGCTTCGCTATCAGCTTGCAAAATTGTAGAGCCTAAAACGCTACCACTTGCAGGTACAAATTCTTGAACAGGAATACCACCCCAAAGTGGAGTAGTGGCTTCGGTGCTAAGAACGCCACCAGCTAACGCAAACTTAACTGCTGGATCGTCTTGTGCATCACCTTGGGTAAAACCATTGCTGTTAGTCGAAAATAGACCTTTAGCATTAGTTGTAGCCATTGGATTTAAAGAAATTTGTGCGGACATGGTTTATTCCTTATCTTTGGTTGTTAGAAGTATGGAACTGTGTCGCGCGCATAGGAGGGACTTTAAAATCATCCAGCCAAGCAGACATAGCGCCTTTGAATTTAGTGATTGTACGACCAGCACGATCCTTCTCATTAATTTCAATGAGTTGGTCAGCAGCGAACATTGTTGGTGACTTAGCAGCTACCAATGCGTCAGCAAAGATTTGCTTTTCAGCCAAGGCCAATAATTTTGCATCTTTGATCGAATTCAAATTCACTTCTTTGTATGAATCGGAATAAGCCTGTAAACCACGCAATAAACGCTTACGGTAAGACATCAAAGCCTCACCAGACAACGGACGTGAAGCAGATTTGCCGAAAGCAGCAAGAACGGAATCAGCTTTAGCTTGAGCGTCAGCATATTTCGCTTCTTCTTCATCAGCCTTAGCAGCTTCTTCTTCTTCATCTTCGTCAGATTTTGCATCTTCGTCTTCATCTGGTTTTATTTCGCCAGCTTTACCATGAACTACTGGATTAGAACCTTCAGAATCTTTACGATGCTTTTTCTTAGCATCATCATCTTTCTTAGCTTCTTCATCTTCATCTTCATCTTCATCTTCATCTTTATGGGATTTAGATTCATCTTCGTCTTTGCGTTTCTTGTCAGACGCAGTAACCAACGGTTCAGCGGGAAGATTTTTTTCCATGCTGTCCACGCGAGTTGCTAGGCTGCCAATTGCTTGCAGGATTGCATCAAGTTTTTCGCCTTGGGCATCTGCCTTTGGCTCAATCATTTCTTTTGTCATATCAGACACCTCAGGGTTAGTTAAAAGTACTCCAGCAGCATCGCCACCTTTGTCCCATACTCCTTTAGATCCTCTTGCTTTCGTGACGATAGCAATATGATCTAAAAGGAATGGTACACCTTCTATCAAGAGTGGCTCGCCATTCTCAGTAGTAAGTGTAGTGTTTCCAGCAGTATTGTCAAATACTACTGACGGGGATGTGCTAACTTCTTCGCCGGGTATCAACCCTCTTGCAATTTCTTCCATTGCAGGCGCATCATAAATCTTAGCAATACCCCAAACTTCGTCGCCTTTAATGTAAGGCAACATAACACTTCCGATAGCGCGATCTTTAAATTCTTCAGTTGTTAAAACTGCGCTTTCAGGATGATCCATAATGACTGTTAAACCATTACAGCGCTTCAAAAAATCTTCATTCAAGTACAAAGATGGATCACGCCAAACGTGTTCACCGATGCTTGAACGATAAGCCAAACCAGTTCCAGTAATGCGGATTGCCAATAAATCCATATTGGCATAAGGTTGTGGGCTAGTTAATACGCCTTCTTTCATCAATTCAGCTACATCGAATTCAGTTTTAATCATTGCGATTCTGAATGCGACATTTAAGCCGGGATGAATTGGTAATGGTGGGCAAGCTGGATCGCACCAATCGAATCCTGTAGATTCATAATTGAGATTGACTTTTATCTTCGGTGCTTCTTTGGCGATGTAAGTGCAAAATTGGCCATCGTCATAAAGGACTTCTAATTCGCCTTCATACTTAATACCAGTTTCTTCAAAGCATTCGCGTCTTGCGCATTCTTCTAAAGTTTCGCCTTGTTCTTGATGGCCGCCGGGTACAGCCCAAGTGCCGGGATAATCCCCGCCATTGCCGCGGCGAATCAGTAATGTTTGACCTTCAGGCGTCATAAACATAATGCCTGCGGCGCGGCCAGCAGCGCCAGCGTCTTTATCAATTGGCATTACGGCTGCGTCATCGGCAGCCATGCAATCATCACCTAAACGTGCTTTCACTTCAGAAGCTACTGTTTCACTGGCCTTAAAGTTTTCTACCAATTTAGCGATTTCAGCTAAATGGCCATGAATGCTTTGTAATTCATCGCGTTTATTATCTGAATCTAATACGAAATGAGAACCTTCGCGGTTGCCACCATCATCTTCGTCATCTTTACCGGCCACTATTAGTGCGGGGGCGGGCGCGAGGCTAGAATCTTCTTTTAGCTCTAGTTCAGGAGTAGACAATACGGTAGGTTCTTCGGGTATATCTTTTGAATCATCTGGCTTAATCATTTCAGCTAAAGCTACTTTTTCCAGCCATTCACCTTGCGCTTCATCTTCGCCTTTAGTGAATTCTTTACCAACCGATTGAGGAACGCCACCAAAGCCACCCGGAGTATGAGCTGCGGCTTGCATTAAGCGTTCTTGCGCGGGGCTGGTTGCTGGCATGGGTTAACCCTATGTAATTTTCTTGGATTGTAACGCTTCTTTACCCTTAGCTGTCAACATTTCTTCTGGCAGCTTTCCGACATGATAGATGTACTGATATCTACACCGGCAATAAACCTCCTCGCCCGGAGTCGTAATATCGTCAGTATATCCACTTATCGGCTTGATGTATCCTTTTTCCGATGCCCAGTTACCTTTAATGAGATAAATATTCTGGTCACGTTCCTTGTGATCTTCGCGATAGTCATAGCCTGATTGCTTCCAGTTGCTATGCCATTTACCCGCGATTGCTCCGCCATCAACTGCCACAATGTCACGAATATTAGCAATCAATTTGTGAGTCTGGTCAATTACAACGCGGCGTTCTTTGAACGGCATCATAGCCAAATCTTTACGAATGGCTTTTTTCTCTGCGACTTTATCTACGGCTTCTGTTCCGCCAATCGGAATTGAGGTAGCCCATCCCGCGAAGCGGCGCAGTGTATTGCTAATCGTTTCTTCGCGATTAAATTGGATCAATTTGGCGCTTGCCATGATGCGACGGTCTAATTCTGCCCGCATTTTAGGCGATAGCTTCTCAACAGTGAACTTATCCACGCCTTCTTTGACAAGGCCGCCTTTGGTCACTAAACGGTTAAAAGCAGTGTGCAAAGAGCGTTCAATATCTTTTTGCATCTGTTTTTCTGTAATTAATGATTTTACAGCCGATTCTCGGAGCTTTTTTATCCAAGAATCTATGCGTTTTTGGCTATCAAAGCCATAACGCATGAAATCATTGATTGCCGCAGTGAGGCATTCGTAGAATGTCACGCTTATTCCTTACTTGGTGGCTCAGTCGGTGCGGAGAGGGGTACAGGTGGTTCGTACTCAGCAATTTCATCAATATCGAGCTGCATGGTGGATTTGAACATTTCAGGCATCTCAGCCAAGTTGTCTTGCGCCCACTGAATCGCCAATGCTCGGTTTTCTGGATTAATGACTGGCAATAGGGTACGCAACATTTCAGTCATACCCTCTAATTTGACTTTTTCGATCTTGACCTTCTCGCTTGGGGTTTCCTCAATGAGATTTTCCCAAGAGGGCTTGAAGGCGTCTTTCCACAAGTAGAAAGTTTCCTCGTAGGTCTTATTGGCATAAATGTCAGGGTACTTATTTTGCACCGCCTCAAAGAACTGCTTATTCCAAGCTCTGTGCATTACGATCTTGTCAAAGAAATCAAACAGGCTTCTCATGTCATTACGAATACCAGTGACATACTGGGCAATAGCTTTAGAGTCCTCAGTACCTTCAGCGAAGGCATTAGTAAAGGCTTCATCTTTAAGCAGTAGGGCAGGGGTGTCAGTTGCAGCAGCGATGTTGGCGATAATGTTGTCGCGCGCGGTAGTCATCGCTGTATCGGTATTGTTTAGGTCAATAGACTCAATATCTTCATCTACGTCAATGGACAATACGTTACCAGTTGTACCTTGTTGTAGATATCCGCGTTTAATACCCGATGCTTGTTGCATCAGCCGATTGACAATTGACCCAGCGGCTTTTTGTTTAATAATCAAAAGACCCGCTTTCGTTGTCACCATATCGTCAGTAATCATTGACTGAACGAATGATTTGAGAGGGTACAGGGCGCGCTGGAATACAGAACGACCAGTAAAGCCAAAGCCTGAAGATTGGAATGCCAAATAGATCGGCGTGTTGTTAAACACAATACAACTGCGACTTGGGTGATACGGTTGACCGGCAGCAGTAATAAAGGCTTTAGGCTGTTGGAAGTCAGGCGCGTTCGGGTTTTGGTTGGTGACTGTTGAGCCAGCCAAGTTCAATGGATCGAGCTTATTAATGTAGATATTTAAGTCAGGCAACAACCAAGGATCAATTGGCTGGTCAGTCGGTATGCCTTCAGCGCCAAAGACTACAGCGGCCACGCCGTAGGTGCGTTTCAAAAAGGTTACGTCACGAATGATATTGGTTACATCTAGGTTATGCCATTCATCCATAAAGGCTTTGATGAGCATTTCTTTTGGCTGCATATCCACCGTAATGACGCGGGGTTTGGATAGCGCCAATACGATTGGCTTTTCAATGATTTTGGCTGACAGCGGGTGGTATTCAAAGATGATTTTGCAAAGCTCGTAGCCCGCAGGTGTACCCGGCTCAATTGCATCAGCATTTAGCAGTTGCATTAGTTGTGAAGGTAAATTGCTGCTATTTACGCTGATTTCGGCCATTATCTATTCCTTTAGAACCCAAGTTTGTTGCCCACACCAATCGCAATACTATATATCGCTGCGTCCAATAAGTCATCCGATCTTTTGGCGGCGTCTTTGTCCCCAATTCTAAACGATGCCAATTGATTTAGTAAGTGATTGCGCGATTGGCCTTTAAATTTAACTACTTTGTCGTATGCCCACTGGCTAATCTTAATCTTTTCTTGATGATAGTAGCCCGACACGCTGATTGCTCGCTCGTCTTTACCCGCTTGCGTTAATTTGCTATCAATCTCATGCACATTCCAGCCTCGATTGCGGCCTTGTTGCAAGAGGATCGAGCCAGCAGCCGTATCTTCAATGAATGTACCCACCACGCCATGTCGGGCGCGGGTCACTTTGGCCAATTCTTCTAGTCGGCTGAACACGCTAGGAATCCATGTTTCGAGCAGCGCTCCGTCGATTTGAACGATGTCCCAATCAAGGATGGTGATCGGAATACCCAAGTGGGCGTTCATCGCGCAGTAGACGATGGCTGTTCCGTCATGCTCTTTGCCACCTTTGACCGCGCAATCCATTACGGCGTACACGCCATCGCATCTATCAGGGTAGGGTACTGGCTGTTGGTTTACCAGCAATTTATCAATTGAGAAGAACGCCACTCCAGACCAGTCAACGAACTCGGCCAGATACTCTTGGCGGAACACCATTGGGTGGTTGCGGACGCGCTCGCGTTCCAACTCATCAAGCGGAACATAAGGGTTTGTACTGGTAGGCGCATGGAAGGAACTAAAGCCCATCCCTTCATCATTACACGCTGCCCAGAAGAAGTTGTCGGGGTCTACGCCATTGGGCGTACTGAATACCCATGCAATCCCGCGAGTTGTCAGCATGGTTGGCTTGATGGACTTGTACCAAATCTCCTCTTTCATCTGAGGTGACTTGGTGAACCCCGCTTCGTCGATCAGCGTTAGGTCATACTCGCGCCCCCGCCCGGCCAGTTCATTATCGTTTAATGCCCAGAAGTCGATCTTACCGCCGCCGATCAATTTGATCGTACCGTCATTGCGGTTGGCACTTTTGACGATGGGATCAAGCATATCGCGCAGGTGATCCCAAGGCTCGGCAAGCTGTTTGTGTTCGGGCGCGAAGATGCCAACTGACAGGCCATTACTTCCGCCTCTGGCTGCAAGCCATTCTAAAAAGCGTGTTTTACCCCAGCGCCGCCCGCAGCGAGTGACATTTAGCCTTTCTTGCTGTAAAAACAGGGCTTCTTGCCCTGAATGTAACACCGGTAATTTAACCCTGCGGGTATCTGCCATTATTTTTTCTGGGTTGGATCAGGTAGCGTATTTTCCACAATAATGCGAATTTCTTGATTGGCTTCACCTTCTGGTTTGGCAGCAACCCAGCCATGCTTATGCTTGAGTATTTCTAACGCTGCTTTAGTGTCACCGCCCAAAGCATTGCGATTGAGTGCAGTGCTAATTTGCGCTTCATTATCAGCTTTACCCTGAATAGCCGCTAATTCTGCTTGTGGGTCAGATTGGCACAAAATGGCAAATTCTTTAGGTAGAAACCCTGCCTTAATAGCCAAAGTATCACCGGTCAATCCGCAGAACGCGGCATCGTAAATTCTTTCAATTTCATCTTCTGTTGCTCTAATTCTGGTAGCTTTGTACTCAATAGAATAGAACAGAGGGTCAGGTGTAAATCGACGCATAGAACCCCCTAAAAGTTAAAGATGCTTGATCTTAGCACAAACCCTATAAAGTGCAAACTGGTTGATTTTAGCTATTAAGTTAGTGCTTACTAACATAGTTTTAAATTTCCTAAAATTTTTTTGGGGTTTTGTAAAAGACTTTTTTGCATATTGCTGTGTTTTAAAAAGCGCCCCCATGCGGTGGGTATAAAGTAATGCCCCCCTTTTTCGATTTTGTGGGTAAAAAAATCCCCTATAGATTTTGCTTAAAGCTGACGGCTTGCGTATAACTGGCGTTATGTCAAATAAGAATAGGTCAAATTGCCATTAAGAATAAAGCGGGAAAACTGTTAGCTGATAGCCGGGGCGCTGAAAATTTAAAGCTAAAGGGCGGCGAGATCAAAATTCACCTTTTAGCACTTAACCCCCAAATTATGGCCGCTTATCATTGCGTAAACATGGGTTAAATTGTAATCAGCAAACCTATACCTACAGTACCGCAATATAAC